GCGGTATGTGCCAAACACATGGTAATCTTAATGAGATCAAGAAAGGTGCTAAGGACTCAAATGGTTTTACTAAATGTTGGCCAGGACATCATGCGGCTGGTACTAAGAAAGGTAAGAACGGTGGACAAGTTCGTAACTGTGTACCTAACGAAGGTCGTCATGATGACGAAGGCGGCTATTACGCCAACGATAACGAGCGCGATCAACAACGTCAAATGGACTACAACCGCAGCACAAGATACGGTACAGGTGGTCCTGCTGGTGACGAAATGGACAAGGAATCTTGGTACATTGTTCGTGATGGAAAAATGTATGTTGCCAATATTTGGCCTAACCAAAGACAACAGGCCATTGCTCAAGGATATAGTTCAAATAAAGAACAGGCCATGAAAGTTGGTGGTCTTAAAGAAGATCATAGCGATGTAGGCAAAGGTTGGGGACAAGGAGCGGCTGCTACAGCACACGGTACTAGCAAATGGGCCGGTGCTGGTCACGATGATAGTGTTCACGAAAATCCAGAATGGTATAATGATGAAGCCAATGGCATGACCAGCAGCCAACTAAAGAGTCTAGTCAAACATGCATCTAAACTACGTCATGCTGTCAAACAAATGCAAGCACAAGGCGATACATTGGAACCGTGGCAACAAAGTAAAGTTACTAAGGCCGCTGATTACTTAGATGCGGTGTTTAATGCTGTAGACGATGAACACGATATGGGCGAAGAACAAGATGCTTATTTAGAGTCACTATCTTCTAAGTTAGCTGAAAAACTTAAACCCAATGATCCAGTAAAAAAGTATATTGATGATTTTGCCAAAGCTGCTCAAACACCTAACGCAAAAGGTCATCATCAGTTTAAAAACAAGAGTCCAGAAAAAATACGTCAGATGGCTATTGCTGCCAGCTACGGCGCTAAAAATCCTAAGAAGAAAAAGAAATGAGAGCCGAAGAATTTATTACTGAATCAGCCGCTTGGCAAAAATCAAGTGGTAAAAATAAAAACGGTGGCCTTAATAAAAAAGGCGTAGCGAGTTATCGTCGCGAACATCCCGGTAGTAAACTACAAACTGCTGTGACTACTAAACCCAGTAAGTTAAAGAAAGGCAGCAAGGCCAGCAAACGTCGTAAGAGTTTCTGTGCTCGTATGAAGGGCATGAAGAAACATCGTACAGGAGCCTCGACCAAGAGAGATCCAAATAGCCGTATCAATAAAGCACTACGTAAATGGCATTGTGAAAGTGTTGAACAACTATACAATGTATTACAAACATTGAAAGAAGCAGCCAATCCTGCTCAACAGGCTGCTATTGCTATTGCTAAAAAAAAAGCAGGTAAAACAGATGAGAACTTTGCCGATGGAAAAAATCCCGGACGAAAAGGTCTTGCCAAACGTAGTGGCGTAAATACCAAAGCAAGTGTTAGTAGTTTAAGAAATACTGCCAAACATTCAACAGGTGAAAAGGCCCGTATGGCACATTGGCTAGCAAACATGAAAGCAGGCCGGGCTAAAAAGAAATGAAAATCTTAGAGTTTATCAAGAGCGATTACAAAATCCACGGTCGTAAACACTTGGATAAGTACCTTGTTGAACTTTGCAATTTAATCATTGCTGGACAAAAGAAAGATCCCAAAAAATTTGGTATGGTGTCGGCCTGTGTATTAGATCCAGATCATCGTGCGGTTGCTCGTACCAGTATGAAAGTTGGCAACAAATGGAGCCATGCTGAACGTAATGCTATAGATGCTTACGAACGAGAGTATGGCGATATCCCTGAAGGTAGTATTATACTAACAACTCTAAGTCCATGCGATGGTGCTATGGCAGATCGGTATCAAGGTAGTTGTACAGATTACATCAATGCTAGTCCTGTAAAAAAAGTCTATTGTGGATACAGTGATCCTAGCCAACATGATGAAGATTTTGAATTTACCGTAGAATGTACCGGTAATAAGGACATCACAAAACTATGTAAAAAGTTTGCTGATACATTCTTAGGTGATGAAAATCATCCTATAGAAGATGCCAGTGGGGTTATTGCCACTAAGAAACAGGCCAATGATCCCCGCTACTCAATGAGTTTGACCCGTGATGTTCGTCCAGATCAAATCGAAAAAAATCTTAAAGCATTTGATCTAAACAACTAAATGAAAGATATATATGCTGTATTCAGCCGTGGTGGTGACGGGCATAGTTTTTTAGGCGGACTTATTGCTCATTCTTTTTTAAATTGGAATACATACGATTTTCCAAAAGGCGATGCACATTTATATTGGTTTCAATATATTAATAACCACACAACTATAAAATCCGAAACGCCATGGAATCCAAAATTTACTGAATTCGAACCTAAAGATACATCGAGTCCTTATATAGTACAAGTTAGTACAGGTGATGATTTAACAATAAAAAACATGTACATAAACTATTCATTGATAGGAATAACCATTACTCCTGATGATTATCATGAAATAGAAATAAATCATTTTTTAAAAATGTGGGGTAATGATCCTATAACGCCCGGATTGACAGATGATAGAAAAAATGATGTTTACGATCTTTATAATATTGAACAATCAAAAAACAGTGATTTACCGCTATTAACTAGTGCATCTAGTTTAAAAGATCTACCAACTTCTATAATAGCCAAGATATTAAAAAAACAAAATAAACGATGTGGATATATTGATGATTTTTTAGAAGACTGCATAGAAAAATATTTTAATATTCCTTATACAACATTAACAAATGATGCAGAAGGGACATTATCATTTGTAGAAAAAGTTACAGAAATTCCCAGAACACCGGCATTAATACAAACAGTGACCAACTATCAAAACGCACAGAAAGTATTAAAAGAAAAATACTCAGAATTATACGACAAAAGTTGACATTTACTCCTTGTATAGTATAAACTTACTAACAAGGAGATTTTTTATGAGTAAAAGTTTTGGCGCACCCGAACAGGCAAAGATTAAACAAATCGTAGCAGAAGGTTGCACAGTCATGCAGGAAATTCAAGACCTTACAGAAGGTCTGAATGAAACTATCAAAGCAGTAGCCGAAGAACTAGATGTCAAGCCCAGTGTTATTCGCAAGGCTATTAAGATTGCACAAAAAGACCAATGGGATCAAGTATTCCGTGAATTTGATGATTTAGAAACTATTGTTGACATCAGCGGCCACGCAAATCGTCGCGACGATGCGTAAAATTATATTAGACACTATACAATGGATCAAAGATGACTACAAATCTAATCATATTAGGTTCATTGCTGAGTTTGTGGCTTGGACTATTAGCATCGCGTGTAGCATCACGATGGCGGTCACGGTACCCAATCCTCCATTGGTTCTACTATATCCCGCTTGGATTTTTGGCTGTATGTTGTATGCTTGGGCTAGTTTTACTAGGCAATCATTTGGCATGCTTGCTAATTATGTCTTGCTTGTAAGTATAGATTCTATAGGACTGGTCAGAATGCTGGCTAAATATTTGTGAGTAAGGTCCGGCGAGCCACAAATCGCACCTCGGTATTTGCAAGCCTAAAATTGCAAGAAAGAAAAATAATAATATGAGTTATGTAGATTCACGATGGGATCGTGACAAGGACATTGTCTATGTTGTCGAGCGTGATCCTAAGAAAGGTAGAATATTCCAAGAATATCCTGCTCGTTATCAATTTTACTATCCCGACCAACGGGGCAAGTATAAGTCAATCTTCGGTGAGAGCCTAAACAAGGTCAGTGCCCGAACATTTAAAGAATTCACCAAAGAACAAAGAATACATTCAAATCACAAACTCTACGAAAGTGATATTAATCCTGTATTCCGTTGCCTAGAAGAAAACTATCTAGGCAAAGAACCACCCAAGTTAAATGTAGCCTTTTTCGATATTGAGGTGGACTTCGATCCAGAGCGTGGCTATGCATCGCCCGAAGATGCATTTATGCCAATCACTGCCATCGCTGTTCACCTACAATGGATGGATACACTGGTATGTCTTGCTGTTCCTCCAAAGACACTGACTATGGAACAAGCACAAGAGCAGGTTAAAGAATTTCCTAACACCATCTTATTCGAAACTGAATATGAAATGTTAGACACTTTCTTAAACTTAATCGAAGATGCCGATGTGCTAAGTGGTTGGAACTCAGAAGGCTTCGATATTCCCTACACGGTAAATAGAGTTACCAAGACCTTGAGCAAAGAAGATACTAGACGCTTTTGCCTTTGGGGTCAACTGCCTAAAAAGAGAGAATACGAGAAATATGGGAAGGATGCTGTTACCTATGACCTTGTTGGTCGTGTTCACCTCGATAGTCTCGAACTGTACAGAAAGTACACCTATGAAGAACGGCACACCTACCGATTGGACGCGATCGGCGAAATGGAAATCGGAGAATCAAAGACTGTCTATGAAGGCACCTTGGATCAACTCTATAACAACGACTTTCGCAAGTTTATCGAGTACAACAGACAAGACTGTGCGCTACTCGATAAGTTAGACAAGAAACTTAAATTCCTAGACCTCGCTAACACAGTTGCTCACGAAAATACCGTGTTGCTACAAACTACCATGGGCGCTGTGGCTGTTACAGAACAGGCTATTGTAAATGAAGCACATCATAGGGGTATGATTGTGCCAAGTCGTCCCCGTAGAGATGATACTGTTAACAATCAGGCAGCAGGTGCTTATGTTGCTTATCCTAAAAAGGGCTTGCACGACTATATCGGGTCTATGGATATTAACT